CTCCTGTTGGTCCAGTAGGTCCAAGCAATCCAGTTTCACCTTGAATGCCTTGTGGTCCAGTAGGGCCTGTTGGTCCAGTTGGTCCAGTTAATCCTATATCGCCTTGAATACCTTGGATGCCCTGCGGACCCTGCGGGCCTTGAGGGCCGGGGACACCGACGCTACCATCAACGCTACCAGTGATGGCGGTGATCGTACCAGTCACCGTGGACTGATCCGCGGCAAACGTGCCAGAGATGGTCCCGAAGGTCGAGGCCGTCGAAGTAATCGTCGCGTTAGGCATGGCGGCGATTAGGCAGTGACTACGTCGAGGACATTGACCCTGAAGACCTCGGTACGCGAGATGGCCGCAGGAGGGCCGGGAAAGAGAAATTTGATGTCCCAGCTAGACTGACCAATGGACCAGTCTGAGGTTGAGCCAGGGTAGACTACCGTAAACGACAGGCCATCTAGGGCGATGGTAACGTCCAGCGCATACAGGGTTCCGCAGTGATCGCGGATGTCCGAGGTAATGGTCGTAGCCAGCAGGTTTACTGGGCCTGCAGCCCCTGGTGTCCAAGCGAAAGTGCAGGCAAACGTGTTACCCTGAGATAGACTTACGGTTGTAGCCATGCTACTTATTGCGGGAAAAGTAGGGTTTAGGTCAGGGAGCCGGGCTTACCAGGTCGTACCACCAAGCAGAAGGGTTTAACGTATAGCCTGGGATGGCCCATGTGCTTTCGAACCATGGGTGATTGAAGACGCCTCCGAACTGGGCAGCGTAGGCCGAATCCCAAGAAGATGGGGATGGGGGTGTCCCAACATTAAAAAGCATCGTGCCTGTGTCGTGGTGCATCGGCAGCGTGATCGGGCCGTACTCGTACTGGGTAACGTCCCAAGACAACGTCGTGGTGTTCCAGTCAATCGAGGCAATCTTCTTAACCGTATAGCCAATCTGAAGAGGGACCGGAGGGTCTAAGGCAAGTGACGCAATCGCGTATGCGTTGCTTTCAGCGTAAAGAACCCCACCACTGTGCTGGCTACTGCCTTGCGGTGCTAATAGGGTATCCGTTGCGGTCGTGTCATCAGCTGGGAAGATAGATACAAACGGCTTTTCCGCGTCAATCAGTCGGTATGCCGCTAACCAACTATCCTTGTCCCACCAATCAATCTTAGAGATGCAGACAAGCCATTGGTTAGAGCCGCCGACGTAGTCAGCGTTTAGGATTTCAACCTTACCGTTGTTAGCCATCCATTCGCTTGCGCCGTCAGTTCCGACCGTGCGGGTTCCGTTACGGTAGACCGCCCAGTCGGTGATACGCGCTTGATTCTGAAACGATCGGAACGCGGTCTCGCCACCAGAGCCATCAGGCTCAGGCCGGAAAGGGAACTGGCTCCAGGTGTAATCGACTACGCCCTTATAGGTTTGCAGGAAGTAGTTTAAACCGCCCTCACCGTCTGACTCGGTGATGACTTTGCATTGGAACTGCTGAATCAGACTATCACCACCGTTCCACTCGCTCCAAGGCTGCTGGATGTTGAGAGATTCACCAAGGCTAGACGCCGAGAAAGTGTAATTTGGTCCGGGTTGGATAGACATGGCTTAGAGCTTCTTGTAAACGTCCAATTCCCAGCCCTGCCTTGAATATCGGATTTCGTAGTTAACCTTAAAGATAGAACCGAACTCCTCAGTATTTACCTGAGACAGAAGGTTGACTGGGTTGCCATACATACCAGCACCAATCGGCGCCCAGGCTGGAAGAAGTGGGAACGTACTCCATGATCCAGTCAGAGTAGTAGTTCCCAGCAGCTCAACAAGAACCTGAACGCTTGAAGCGTCATCTACATAAATAATTCCAGAGTAGCTTGTAGTCGGCGCAAGGTACTGAGTCTTACCGTAGTATTGAGGATAGGTCGGATTCACAAATCCAATGAACCGCCCACCGTTCTCCTTCTCGAAACAAGCACCGTTAAGTCCAAGGTAGGCCGGAGAACCCCCAACGTTAGGAGCAAAGTTATTAGGCGCGTCCTGGGTATAGGGTGCAGGTCCGGCGATTGCCCCAAGGTAGCCGGCCTGAGCGCTAAAGAAGTTAGGGTGAGCCGTGATGTTTTCGCCAGTAAGACCATTGGCCGCCGATGTGTTCGGGTTGGTCATGTTCCCGCTATTTACGGTCGGGTCTATGCCGACGTAATCCACGCGCATGGTCGCCATGCCTAGATCGTCGTAGGCGATGCTCGCCTTATGCGCTTTGAGGTAAGCAAAAGCGGCCTTCGGGAAAGCCTCGCCTCGGACATTGATAGCCGGAGCGTCGGCAGCGTTGACCTTGTAGGTGGCCGAGCACGTGTTCAGGCCGAAGCCGTCAGACTGGACAGACCAGCCTGGTTGAAGGAGTTTTACGCTGAGGGAAGCGCCTTTATCTGATCGTGCCATAAATTAGGATACGTTACGAATGTCGATGGGGTTCTTAGTGAAGTCCACATCAGTGATGCCGCTAGAGTAAGGCTTAGTTTTGAGGAACTCAAGAATCTGCTGCTGGATATCGGTCTGCCGCGTGAGGTTCTCAAGCACCGGGTTAGCGCCTACGCCAATCACGTTGGAGAAGCCTTCTGGGCCTTTAAAGGTGGTGTCCTTAGGAGAGGCCGCAGCTGAAGAATTTTTCTTTAAGTCCTCGGCTATTAGAGCTTGGACTCGGTCTTGGATGTCCTTGCGTTTAGCCATTACTGATTCAACAAAGAAGTCTCCGGTACTTCCAGTCATTCCCTCTTGTGCGATTTTCTTGCCGCGTGGGTCATTCTTTAGGAACTGCTCAGTCGTGGTCACTCGCTGTGTAACTGATTCTTCTACGGTTTTTTTTGCGTTCTTTTCGTTGTTGGTTTTGTTGGCCCAATACTTATCCTCGGCAGACATCAGGGCGTTAGTTCCTTCAATAGCAGCCTTATTGGCGTCCTCGTGCTTCTTCTGGTTGTCGGAAATCATCTTGCCGATGAACGCCATGGCGGCACTGATAAGCGCCATAGGTCCTAGGAAGGATAGGAAGATGTCCCTAAAGCCTGATCCGAACTTCTTGCCGATACCGTCCATCTGTTTATCCAGACCAGCTACAGCAGTCTTAGCGCGTCCGGCAACCTGCTCGGCGTTAGTGTCGCCGGTGATGCTAAATTGAATGACGTTGCTCATGGGGTTTCGGTTTCAAGTTTGGCGATCAATTCTTCGTCTTCCTTGGTTAGTACCTTCATGTCAGCGCCTTCGCTGATTGCAAAGCATGAGTGCAGCCAGATGGCCTGCGACTCCGGCATGGTCCACGCTCGCTCTTCAGATACCCCATGGTTCATTAGGTTACAGACCACGGTTAATACCCAAGGCATCCCGCTCGTGTTAGTGTGCTTGGCCTTCTTCTCCCAGAACTTAGGCCAGGACTCAATCAGGACGAACTCGCTAAAGCGGGACATCTGCTTAACGAAATAGGTTTCGCTGGACTTCATGCGTCCTAGGTAGAAGTAGTCCTTTAAACTGAGTTTTTCGATAGGCTCACCGGCGCAGATTTTAACCGCGATCAGAAGGTCGAGCGGTCGCACGTCCTTGCCGGGCGAAACGAACGGAGACTCTACCGCTTCCAGCTGTAAGCGACGAAGCAGGGAGAATGGATCAACGAACCTGCCCAGCACCTTGAGGCGGCATGGGTCCGTGAACGCGCTTAGGCAGCGCGGTTCCATCGGTTAGAGGATGGCCTCGTAGCCGACGGCAGTGACCGTTACAGAAGAGTAACCTTTGTTTGAACCCTTATCCGAAACCTTGGTTACCCAGCCTGAAAAACCAGCGGCGGCTACACCAGCGGGGTAAGAAGTGTTTGTGTTGATTGCTACCACGAAAGATGCACCAAGAATTGGCATAGTCGCGGTTTTGGCAATCAGCTCGACGGAAATCTGGGTTTTGCGATCGTCACCGCGCCAAGTAACCGTAACACCAGTCTCATCAACGATTGTGATTTCGTTGTTAAACTCACCGTCATTGGTGTAGGACTGAACAATAGCATTGGAAACAGTAGTGTTTCCCACGCCATAGATGGCACTAACCCCTTGGACGATTGCGGCACACATGGTATATCTATTGTTTTGGGGGTAAGGTTACGGCTGGGGGTTCACCACGATCAGGATATCGTAGCTGAAGACGGACGCCCAGGAGCGTTCGTTAACCCCTTCGTCCTCGGACTGGGGGGTGACGTCATAGCAGAGGGCATCGCCCCCAGCGACGAAGACCGCCTTAATGGCAGTCAAGTCCTGCATCGCCCCGGCAACGGCAGCGCATCGTGCCCGGTGTTGGGCCAAGGTGTTGTCGTCGGCAGAGGAGAAGACCGTGATTCGCGTACCGCAGGAGTAGTTACCCAGCCCCTGGGGCATATCGTTAGGCGCGCGGGCCGAGTCGCAGAGGACGATGGCCTTGGGCAGTACGTTGGTATCTGCACCGTCTCCGGTGTAGATAGACACTCCAGCCAGCTCGGTCTGAGCGGACAGGTGGGAAGCGATAGCCGCTTCGAGGATTTGACGTGAGGACTTGGTTCCCATAAAGTGTTATTTCTTGCGGTTGGCGCGGTCGGCGTGGTCTTTGGTTCTAGAGGCAACGGTGGCGTTAAGTTGTTTAACGCGGTTGCCGTAGACGATGTTCACCATGTTGGCGTCGGTTGCAACGTTGTTGATATTCCCGATCAGATTAGTAGCAGTCATGGACGTGCCTGTAGGGGTCTGGCTCATTGAGAACTGACCCATGGGCGATCGGTTAGCGTCTACCCAGGGGGCGTCGTAAACGCCGAGGTTCCGGGCGTTGCCCTTAGAACTGATTAGGGGCGGTATCATCCGTAGGGCTGTCGCCCAAGCCGCCTTAGTGTAACCGACCTTCAGTTGGCGCTCGGCGATATATGCCTGCAAATACAGGGCTGTTCCGACAAAATATTGAGGGCCACCAACAGGAGCGTTCTTAGGCCAGCGGCCACCGACCTTGTTTTTGTATTTATCGTGAATAGCTCGTAGGTCATTAGTCGGGCCTTCAATGGGTCGAGTGTCTCCAAAGATTGATGCTTTGTTTAAGTAGTTCTTGGCCTTAGCAAACGCCCGCAGGTAGCTGGTATCGTCCATAATCTTACGCATGACCGGAGTTAGCCTGGTCATTTTGTTTGCCGTCATCGCCCCATGAATCTCGAAGAAGCCGTACTGATCGCGCGCCCTAACCGCGTTGATAATCTGGCGCAGGACAACCGGCATAGTCCTCTGCGGCATATCCATGGGAATGAAGATGCGCCGGACATCGCTTGCCAGTTTGCCCATGCCAGCCTTATGCGCTCCAATACTTAGGCCACGGCCACCGCCCTTCGGCATAGGGGGGGTGAACGTCATGGCGTCTCGGCACATTAGGCGCATCTGCTCGTTAGTGATGATGCTAACCTCGACCTTTACACTTTCAGCAAAATCCTTGATAGCCTTATCAAAGTCGGCCTTTGACTTAGGCTCAATCCGTGTGCTCTTCTCGGCCATTACTGGTTGTCGTCAACGCACTCTAGCTCGATGACGGCTGAAGTCTGTTTGTAGGACTGGCCCTTGATGCGGAGGACTTGGCCGTTAACCGTGAACTTCTTACCTTCGCCCAGGGAGGCGATAGGAACCCCTGCGGCCAAGGTAGCGACCTGACCCCCTACTCGGCCATCAGAAGCCGTCCAAGGGGCCGTAGCGGCGGCGAAACGCACCGTCCACATCTTCTGGTCAGTGAAGCCCCCAGAGTCGAACTTAGGGGTGTTCATCGGGCGGGACAGGCCGACGAGGAACAGGTTAGCGCCGACCGTAGCCGGGACGCCTATATCGGCTAGCAAACCTTGGAAATCGGGGAGGAATGTATCGTAAATGCTCATAGGTTGGGAGGGTCAGGAATTGGAGATACAAAAAAGCCCCCATTGCTGGGGGCTGTCTTAGGCCGTCAGCCCCGATTAGGCGCTGTAGACGGAGGCGATCGTACCAGTCGTGATGCCCTTGTTCGCACCGAACATCAGCTCCATGGAACCAACGAGGTTACGAGTGGTGGGGTCAGACCAGACGTTGTAGTAGACCGAGATGCCGAGACCTTCGATCGGGACGACTTCGCTCACGAGGAAGTCGCTGCCGACGTTCTCAAAGGAAGGGGCCGCGCTCGCCAGGGCGATGGCTTCGGAACTGCAGGCGAAACCAGAGAGGTTGGCCTCAGAGGGGAAGAGGTTAGCGTAGAAAACGCCACCGTCGAAACCGTAAGCACCAGCCGAGAGAGGCAGGCCAGTCGTGGAGGTCGGGATAAGCTGGGAGTAAATGCCCGGGTTCACGATCAGGGTCTTGCGACCAGCCTTGGAGACGCCAGCCCAGAGAGCGCGGAGCTGAGCAGAGCCAGGGGTAACAGTCGAGTCAGCACCGGTGACGGTGGCTGCGCCGAAGTTAGCAACCGTGATAGGAGCGGTGGCGGCGGCCCAGATGGAGTCGGCCAGCTTGTCCATGTTGATCTTCAGAATCTTCTCCAGACGGATGCCGTTCTGGATGTCAGCGTAGGAGAGACCGAACGGCTGGTAGAGGTGGGCCATCGTGACGGCAGTCGCACCGAGGGTGGACGCGCCGATGCTGTTGAACGAGGTCGGGTTGGTCAGCGTGGTGCTGCCAGCGGTGGAGAGAGCCACCTGAACGACGTCCATCGGGCGCTTCACATCAGACGAGAAGTCGGAGGAGAAGTTAGCGAGGCCGGCGAGGCGGTTCGAGAGGGACGTGAGGCTGAGTTCGGCGACGGTGTCGACGATCAGAGCGCTGTTGATGGTGTTAGCCATGATGTGTTATATTTGGGGGTAGAGATTATTTAGCGGAAAAGAGGACAGCCTTGTGCTTCTTGAAGAAAGCGCGGCGTTCAGCACCGACAGGCATCGCGGCATACTGCTCGACGATGGAACCGACGGCAGCCTGGGCGACCGGGGCGGCGACAGGAGCGACACCAGAAGAGGCGAGGATGTTCGCGGCTTCGATGGATGCGGTAGCCTTGGAGGCTTCCAGCTCGGCGTTCTTAGCGTTGGCGGCGGCAAGTTCGGCTTCCAGCTCCTGAACCTTCTGGGCGTGGGCAGCGGACTCGACCTTGAGGGCTTCGAGTTCAGCGGACACGTCAACGACAGAGGCTTCGACCGTCTTGCGGAGGTCGTCGCGTTCAGCGGTAAGGGAGACGACAGCGGCCTCGGCGGCCTTGAAGCGTTCTTCGATGGTCATATACTATTGCGGGGTGGGTAAGGTTATGCGTCTTGCTCGAAAGCCACGAGGGCTTCGGCAAAGGATGAGGCAAGGCCGGTGATCAGGTTCTTGTTGGCGGCTTCGCGGCCAGTGAACACTTGGCCTTCCATGTCGTCGCGGCTCGCCATCGAGCGCTTACGGAGTACGGTCTGCTTGAACTCTTCATGCATGGCTTCGATGGTATCGTTTTCCATCTCGCGCATCTCTTCGGTATAGCCTTCGCCTGCAATGTTCGGGGCCTTGTATTTACCAGAGCGGAACACCTCGACCTTGATGCCCATGTTCTTGAAGGCTTCTTCGTAGGACTCATCCACGGCGATCACGCCGATAGAACCCACGACAGCCGAGGGGCTGGCATAAACGTAGTCAGCCTGACTTCCGGTATAGTAAGCGCCGGAGGCCATCAGCTTACGAGCATAGGACATCGTCGGCAGAGGGATGCTGGCAATCTTGTCGGCCAGTTCGGGAGTACCGACCACCGTGCCACCGGGCGAATCAATCTCAAAGGCGATGCGCTTGACGGCAGGGTTGGCAAGCATCTCGTCGATGGCGTCGCTTATGTCGCCCATGTCCGAGGCTCCGGTCATCTTGTCGAACTTGGTCAGGCCCATGGCAAGGAAGCCCTGCACCTGCACGACTCCGGTCCCGCCCTGGGTAACGTAAGGCTTCACGACAGGGTTGAAGAACATATCGAGCACGCCGTCGATAACGCCGTACTTCTCGGCATACTTCAGATGGTTCGCGGCCTTGATCGGGTCGCAGAGCATCGGTTCACCGGACAGGCCATCAATGATACACTTCATGGGGTAGAGGGGGGAGGAGGTAGGTCGAGGTTATCAGCCACCGCGTCGGGCGTCTGGCTGGACGTCTGGCCCTGCTGAAGCCAGTTGAACTGCGATTGGTAGAGCATCCAAAGCGGGAGGCCACGGTCCTTGGCTTTCTGGACGCGCTTCTCAGCTTCGACTGCCAAGGCTTCCAGCGTATCGTCGAAGGTCATGCCCTTCTTGCCGAGGATAGAACCAGCGGTGGTCAGACCCATCTGCAGGTCGGCACGGTCTTGCGAGGCTTCGCGGCCAGCGTCCACGGTGATGTCGCGGGGCGTGATCCACGTCTTGCGGTTGAAGTCCGGGTCATCGGGAATCTTGCCCTTCGCGATACCGTCAGCGATGACGAAGTCGTAAACGCGGTCGAGAGAATCGATGAGAATGGATTGCCATTTTCCGGCCCATCGTGACACACGCCCGGCGACCAGTCTTACTGAACTGCCGCCGAGGACGCCAGGGGTCACCTGATATTCGTAAGGGAGCAGGCGGACGATGTCGCGCTCAATAGCGGTCATCATGCCCATCCAAGCAGCCGAGGGGCGAGTCTGAGCCAACTGAGTCAGGTCCTCGTTGGTATCGACCACCAGCATCTTGCCGCCCATCTGGCTGGCAATCTTCTCGCAGGAATTAACGTCACCGGAGAACTTGGCGGCTGGGTCGTCTTGAAGTACCCCGCCTTGCTTTTTGAGGATTAACGTGTGGTCGGCCCCAGTGCGAGCGGCCCTAACCTCTAGGCCGAAGACCTCCAGGTGATCCTGCACACTGTTGAGGCTCGACTGAAGCACGGCATAACCGCGCACAGCTGAGGGGCGGTCGTACTCCATAATCTGGAGCATGGCCGAGGCAGGCACGTAACGGTCTTTGCTGGCGTCGCCAACATAGACATTCCAGCCAGTGATTTCACCAAAGGTTCCCAGATAGGCTCCGTCTACGTTAGCGTTATTGAACGCATCGCGGGGAGTGCCGACGCGGTGAGCCTCAAGAATCTGGACGGCTGGAACCCCGGTCTGCGGGTCGTTAGTCAGGATGCCAAAACTATCACCGTCGATGATCGCCCCGGACATCCACATAGATTGTAATTGACCGAGGTTGTAGCGCCGGGTCAGATCGCAACGGACAGACCAGTCGCGGAAATACTTATCGTAGGCCGCAGCGGTGTTCGGGTTCTTAGCCAGGGACTGAGCCATGAGGCCGTCACCGACAGAGATTAAAACAGCCTCGTCCACGCACTGCTTGTAGATGGGACTATTACGGACAGCCCAGCGGGACTTCGCCATCATGGCCGTCCGGGTCGCAGAGTTAACTTCGGTGCGCTGGTCAGCCACCCCGCCGATGAACAGCATACGGCGAGCGCCGGACTGCGTCGTACTCGCGAACTGCGAGTAGGATGCCGAAGGCTGACTCTTAGGAGCCTTGGTTTTCTTGGCTGATTTCTTGGGGGGCATTAGAGGTCCACGCGGTTATCCCAGTTGACTTGGATGGAGGTGTGAGCACCGCCATAACGTGAACTGTCGATACGTGATAAAGCGTAGTTAATCTCTAGGATTCGGGTAGCCGGGGGCATTCCGAATTGCTTGTTAACGCTCGTGCCAGAGTCGGAATACGAGGTAACAGCCTTGCCTAAGTCGGCAAGGGCATCCTGTTTGTATTGCAGCAGGACGTCTTCGGGTACGCCGACATAGATGCCGAGGGCCATATACTATTGCGGATTGGGTAAGGTTTGAGGCTCGTCCCTGCCAATCAGCCCCCATCGTGCCGCGATGAGCATCCCCAGCAGTTCACAGTCGAGGGCATGGTTATGCTTCACGCCCTGGCGAAGTCGCCAGATTGGCTTACCAGAATCCTTTACCCTGACCTCCGAGTTCAGCTGATCGATATACTCTGGCAGGGCATCACGCGAGAAAGTGAACACCTTGCGCGCGCGCATACCGTGGAACAGGTCCTTACCAGACAAGTTAGACCACACGATGAGAGAGGTCGGGTTGCGGACGCCCGGCACATGGATGGCGGTCGGGGTGTTGTAGAACCGACGCACCGCGTCACCGGCCTTAGTCTTGACGTTGAAATACTCCTGTCCCGAACCCTTGGCACACTGCCAACCGCGAGAGGCGCACTGCTTGTAGACCTCCTGCGTGGAGTTGCCGTCACCAGAGTCCACCATGACGAGCTGCGGGTGGACGCCGTGCTTGACCGCTAGGGCGTCTAAACCGCCCCACTCAGTCAGGCCATCAGTGCTGTTAACTTTGCCAAAGTAGACCAGTCGGCTGTGCCCGGTCCTGCTCCATTGGCGCACGATTGTCCAGAAGTGGTCGCCCTGACAGTCCACCGAAAGCGTCTGGAACTTAACCGAGCCATCAGGGGCGTCGGCCTTGTCCACGATTTGGCCGCGTGGTCCGATGTAGGCCACGGCCTCCCAAGGGTCTGCCATAGCGTAGTCAGAGGACTCGGTGCTGACCACCATTGACGCGGTGTCGTCACTCCATGGCTGTGCCAAATACTGGGTCTTAAATATTTTGCGGGGCGTCAGGTCACCCAACTCAGCGACCTCCTTCGCCTTGATCATGTCCACCGCCAGAGACCCCCAGCTCGTAGACGCCAGAGCGTTGACGTGAAGCCCGACATACCCGGCCTTCTCGGCCTTGGCCGTCGAGAAGAACCCAGCGCCGCGCTCGACCTCGTTGCAGGTTGTCCGTACCTCGTCGTTGTCCTCAAGCCGCACCTTGCACTTTGAGCACTCATAGGTCGTGCCATTCTGCACGGCCTCAAGGTCCCAGCCGTCAATCCCCTTAGCACCTTCGGGAAATCTGATGTAGTCCCACAAAAACGGTTGCCGATGCTGGCACGTCTCGACCGGGCAGACGAAGTGCCACTCCCTCTGGTCGGTCATCAGGTAGAACTTCCAGAACTCAGCGCCTTGCCCTTCGATGTCCCCTGGCTGGCTTTCGTACACAGCCTTCGATGCGAACGCCGCCGCCTTCAGTCGGCTCATGCTCATAGCAATCGCCCCATTAGGCCATTGCCAGATTTCCGAGCCTAGGACATACCGGACGTGCAGACTCTGCAGGTGCTTCTCGGTCGAGGCTGATCGGTTGTGAATCAAACAGCCGTCCGCAAACCGTAGCGTCCCAGACTTGTCGTTATCGTCGGCGCTCATCTGCGAGCGGATATCCGCGACCTGCTCGAACAGTGGCCGCAGCTCATTCAGCGTGAACCCCTTGGCCTTGTCCTGCGAGTCGAGGTAGATAGCCATCGACGCACGGCGGTTCGCCATCAGGTAAGTCGCAATCAGTTTCAAGGTCAGCGTCTTTCCGCAGCCGATTGCCCAGGGCATGAACATCCGGCTTGTCGTCGGCGCGTTGAAAATCCGCACGGCCTCACCGATCCACGGCCAGCGCTTTGGGTTGTACCCGCCGTCGAAGACCCCAGCTGGAATCTTCTTAACATTCTCCTTCAGGTACGCGACCGGGTCGCTCAAGGCCGATGGCCTTACGACAGTCAGTCCCTCCTGGAACAGCTCCTCGGCGTTCATGGCTTCGGCTCCTCGAACACTCCGGCCACTCTGGCGACTTTCTCCCGCGCGTCTCTCGCCCAATCAGTCAGCACGCCGATGGCCTTGATCGGGTCCTTCGGGTTGCAGTTCTCCCCACACTCAGAACCTAGCGCGTCAAGCCGCTCGACGATCAGGCCAGCCAGACGAAGCATCGCCTCGCGCGCTTCAATCGCCGGGATAGTCTCGCGGGCAACCTCTGCACGGCGCTCTTGTTCCTCACGCAGCGCACAAGCCTGCTTCAGACTCTGGTTATAAGTGACCTGATAGCGGCCAGCCTCGGCATCGCCCTCGCGTAGCATCCGCTCGTACTTCTCGCGAGCGAGCACGACCAGGCTCTCGTGCTTGGCGATCGTCTCGTCGAAGTTCGCGTCGGGGATTCCCTCGACGTCCAAAGGCGGTCGCTCTTTTTTGGGTCGCCCTGGCTTTTGCCGTGAACCGGCTGGTTCGGTTTCGGGCGTTTTTTGCTCGTTTTCAAAATCCATGTTTAAAAAAACGACGGGGTGACAAGCCA